TGAGTTTTGATGATTATAAGGTTAAATATCCTAACGCGAGCATCAAAAGTGAATTAACTAAAAGTAAAATGACAGCCACACTTGAGAATATGATAAGAGTACATGGTGAAATTAAAGGACCTATTGCATTTAATGTATATAAACAAAAGCAAGCTTATTCTAACTAATTTGAATATAAACAACAACGTTACGGCTGGACCAAACAAAAATATGATGAATATAACAGCAGTAGAGCTAATACAAAGAAAAATAGTATAAAACGATATGGTAAAGAGTTAGGAGAAAAAAAATGGAGTGAATATTGTAATATTCAAAGATATGCAGGCGTCTCATACGAGTATTTTATTGTTAAATATGGAAACATTGAAGGAGCTGAGAGATATGAAAAAATGCTTGATAAAAAAATACATCATAACTTTGCTGGTCATAGTAAAGTATCAGCTGAATTATTTGCATTAATAGATATTGACGGTAATGGTTATTATGCACCAAAAACAGCTGAATATAAATTTAAAACATCTGCTATAACTAGACGATCTTTTTTTGTAGACTATTACAATCCAATACAGCGACGAGCTATAGAATTTTATGGTGATTATTGGCATAGTAATCCAGCAATATATACAACTGACTTTATAAATCGAAGTAAGCGTACCGCAAAAGAGCAGCAGGAATTTGATGCAAATCGTATTAGTAGTATTGAAAAAGAATTTAATATAAAAATACTAGTAATATGGGAGAATGACTTTAAAATAAAAAGAGAATTTACAATTGAGCAAGCTAAAGCATTTATATATGATAGATAATATTAAAAATTACGATATAGTTGAAGTTACATGTGTAGAACAGTTAGAAGATTTTGTAGATGAATATGTATATGATCTTGAAATGGAAGATAGTAATCAACCTTGGTTTTTTGCTAACGATATTTTAATTCATAATAGTTTATACTTTTCGTTAGGCTGTATAGAAGATAAGCTAAAATTAAAGAAAGATGACGTAATAACTGAAGAATTTTATGAAGAGGTTGAAAAGATTGAGAATTACCTTAATACTGAAATAACTTCGTGGTCTAAGAAGGCTTTCCGTACTTTAGATAGTAGATTCGTATTTAAACGTGAGTGTATTGCTGATGTTGGCTTATTTTTACAGAAAAAACGTTATGTCTTGCATATCTTAGATGATGAGGGTATTAAAGTCAATAAATTTAAATATACTGGGGTAGAAGTCGTAAGAACTACTATGCCTAATGCAATTAAACCGTTTGCTAAGCAAATTATTGAGACTATGCTTATGACTCAATCACTTAAGCAAACAAATGATATCCTAACTAGCGCATACAATGCGTTTAAGAACTTACCTGCAGAAGATATTGCTTTTGTTATGGGTATTAAGGGATATGAGAAGTATGCACCTAAGTGTAAAGACTTTAATATAGCGACTCGAACTCCTATTCATGTCAAAGCGGCTTATTTGCATAATCATATTAATAAAATGCTTAATATTAGCTCTAAGTATGAAGAGATTAATTCAGGCGATAAAATTAGATATGTATATGTTCAAAAACCGAATAAATATCAGATTGATGTAATCGGGTTTAAGTATACTTTTCCTGAAGAGTATATTGGTTTGTTAAAAATTGATTATGAGTTAATGTTCGAAAAAATTCTGTATAGTTCAATCGAAAGATTCTACGATAGCGTAAGTTGGCAAATACGCAAACCGTCTGATAACGTTACTTGTGAATTATTTGATTTATTTAGCCTTTAAATATTGCATTTTAGAAAAAATATATTAAAATAACTATATGTCAAACATGTTAACATTCGTAGACCAAATCGGCCGTACCGTAATCGGTAAACTAGTATCTGAGGACCAAAATACTATTGTAATTAATAATCCTGTTATTGTATTTGTCAATCCTAATCAAGAAACTGGACAAATTCAAGTTCAATCTTTTCCATATCTGTTTATGGAATTTATTGATAAGGATAGTAGGGATAAAAACAATTGGACCTTCCATAAGAGTGCTATTGCTATCTCAGACGTCACACTCGATTCATTAATTGTCAATCAATATAATAATATTAATTCTGCTGCAGTTGGTGCTCCGCTACAGTCTGGAGTCCCGCAGGGAGAAGCTGAAGTAATTCGCTTGTTCGAAGATTAATAACACCTCAACCTTGTGTAATTAATTACACAAGGTTTTTTTATGGTTAAAAATATACCAGTAGTTATAATATAAATATTAAACATATTATGCATATCTTAACCATTAGTGATATCCATCTAGGAAGTCCTGTAAGTCAGAAGGATAAAGTTCTGCAAATTCTTAATCTAGATTTTCAAACTCTAATCATTAATGGCGATCTATTTGACAGTTATTCATTTAAAAGATTTGATAAAAAGGATTGGGCAATTCTGAGTAAAATCCGAAAATTAAGTAAGTCTCACGAAGTCATCTTAGTACATGGCAATCATGATGCTAATGCGGAATTTTTATCGGCTATTACAGGAATGGATTTTGTAGAAAATCATCTTTCGATTATTAATGGAACGAAATATTTCTTTGAGCATGGCGATAAATACGATCACTGGATTAAACACAAGCCATTTATTACGTGGTTTTTTACAGGACTGTATTATCAAATTCAAAAAATTGATAAAAACCATAATACTTCCCGAATGCTCAAACGAATGAGTAAATCATGGGTTAAAGCAAAAGATATTGTCTGTAAAAAATTCGTAGAGAAATATGGTGCTAAATATGATGTGCTTTTAGCAGGACATACTCATCATGCTGAAGTAAAATACATGAACAATTGCACTTACATTAATAGCGGGTCATTTTGTGAAGAAAAGTGTTCTTATGTGGAAATTTATGAGGATGGAACATTTTCTTTAAAATATCTTTAAACCTACTCAACCGATTACATAAGGTTTTTGATGGCCAAAAATATAACAGTAGTTATAATAGATATATGGATAAAGATATTAAAAGTGCACTAGATTCAATTAATGAGATTAACCCTTTTGCTACATGGCTAGATGATAATGCTTTAAGTACTGTAAATGGCTGGATTGATACCGGTAGCTATGTACTAAATGCTATTATTTCTGGCTCAATTCATGGAGGTATTCCGAAAGGAAGAGTAACAATGTTAGCTGGAGAGTCTATGACAGGTAAAAGTCTCTTTGTACAAAAAATTCTTGCTAATGCACAGAAAGAAGGCTTGATCCCGGTTATCTTTGATACAGAAAACTCTATTGATGCTACTGGAGCTACTAGATTAGGTCTTGATATTTCAAAAATTAAATATGTACCTTGCGTTACTATTGAACAAACACGAAACGCTATTTTTAAGTTTTTAACTGCAGTTAAAGAGAAAGGTCTTGAAGGTAAATTTATTGTAGCTATTGACTCTTTAGGTAATCTTCAATCTGAACTTGAACTATCTCGTATGGATAAAGAGAGTACTTCATCTGATATGGGATCTAAAGCTCGAGCAATTAAATCGTTAATGCAAACTTGTACTAACTTTGGCGCTATTACAAGAACTACTATTATTTGTACAAATCATGTGTATGATGATCCAACTGCAATGTATCCTACAATTGAAAAGATGATGCCTGGTGGTAAATCAGTTATATTCTTACCATCCGTAACAGTTCAGCTTGCTCGTAAACCTATTAAGGATGATGGAGGTAAAACAAACGATGGTGTTCTTGCTGTTGGTCAAAAGAACTACTCTGGTATTGTTATTAGAGCATTAACTCGTAAAAATCGCTTTATTAAGCAATACCTTGAAGGGGAAATGTATCTATCTTTTGCATCAGGACTTGATAAGTACTATGGTCTACTTGATCTCGCTGTAGGTCTTAAAGTTATCATACAAACAGGAGCTACATATACTCTTGAAAATGGTACTAAGCTCGGATATGCAAAAAGTTTCAGAAAAGATACTAAACTTTGGGAAGAAACTATTTTACCTGTACTTGAATCACGTATTGCTAAGGAATGGAACTACTCTAATATAGAGGAAGAAATACCTCTTGAAAATACTTTAATTACTGAATAATATGACAGCGAAATTAGTCTTAACTCTATCTGGCGGTGCAGATTCTTCTGTATTACTATATCTGGCAGCTCAATATAAATATGATGAAATTCATACTATTACATTTGATTACGGTCAGCGTCATTCACGTGAACTTGAATGCGTTAATAAACAACTTATTAACGTACGTAAGCAGTATCCAGATATTATTTTTACAAATAAAATAATTGATGTAAAATATATTAAAGATATATCTCCTACATCTTCTTTAACTAACTGCACTATTGATAATCCTAATGTTCAATTAATAGCCGGAGATGCACAACCGGTATCCTATGTTCCCTTCCGTAATATGATGTTCTTATCTATTGCGTGTGCATATGCAGAAAGCATAGAAGCTAATACTGTGTGGTACGGTGCAGCAATGGTTGATTCTTTAGCTGGCTATTGGGATTGTGATACACCTTTTGTAGACGCTATCAATAACTTAGTAAGCCTTAACAGAAAAAATAAAATTAAAATTGAAGCACCTCTACTTGCAATGTCTAAGCAAGCTATTATAAGTAAGGGTGTTGATTTAAATGTCAATTTTAGTGAGACATGGACTTGCTATTCTAACAGAGAAGATGGG